CCTGTTTTGCCTCCATATAAAAAATCCGAATGCTATTGTCATTGTTACAGGTATTCCAAATTGTTCCAATACTGTTAAAATATCCATTATCTTTTACTTCCATTCAATTCTTCTCCCCATAAGTTAGTTTTACCTTTAATAATCTCTACTACCTGAACCACATAATTACCATTTGGAAAGAAATGTATAATAGCAAAAGCATGATTCCAATTTGTTAAGTTTCCTCTAAGCCAATCCTCATCTTCCTCAATATTTTTTAAACAACCTAAACTCCAAGCAGATATAGTACCACCAAGAGATGTATGTGTATGTCTTTGCAAATCGTGTGTATGTCCATACATAACTGATTCTCCATACATCATTAAGTGTGCTTTAGCATGGTGCATACCTGTCCTGTGTCCATGAGCAAAGTTTAATTTGCCTATTTTAAGCAGTTTCTTTCTAAAATAAGGGTGGTATTCATATCCACGTTGTTCTAACCTTAAAGCATTGTATGTTTCATACTTATCTAAGTAAGGATATTTCATAACAAAGTTATCAAGCCATACTTCATGGTTACCTTGTACAAAATGTCTTTCTTTGCAATTTACCTCATCTAATGCTCTATCTATCTGATCCATACCCTTGTTTACTGCTTTAACATCTTTATTTAGTAATGGTATTAGATCTTCTAATGGTTTAGCATGTCTGCCCTTCCAATAATGATTACTAAAGTAACTCCACTCTCCTGTATCTCCTAAGTCAATATATATATCAGGTTTTACCTTCATAATTGCCTGACATACCACATTAACTGCTTTCTGATCATGTTGTGGAAAGTGTTTATCAGGTGTTACTATAGCAGTTCTAATCATCTAATAAGTCCTCTACTTTAAGTTTTGGGTTTGATGATTCAAATAAAATACCACTATCTCCATTAAATGGTGTTGTGTGTATATGTTTTGATTCTAATATTTCTTGAGGTATTCCATCAGGAAATGCCTTACATTTATGTTCCATAGAATTTTGATCATAATGAATACAAGCGATACAAATTGGAGATAAATATATTTTTTTACTCATTAGTCTATTCCTAACAATAAGTTTTGAACTTGTACAGCAAAAGGAGATGGATTTGGAGAATTAAAAGCCATAGTAAAACATTCTGCTACCCATTCATCTATGTCTTGTTTTGCATAATCAGATATATATTCTCCTTGATATACTTCTTTAAGATATTTATTTCTTTGATTTACAAATATTATTTTACCATTTGGTAATGTAAATTCTTCAGTATAATCTAAATATTTAATTGTTTGCATTTTTTTTGAATTTGTAGGAAGTTGTATGAATTTAACCCTTAATTCTCTCATTCTTTCTAAATATTGTTTATGTAGTTCTTTTAATTTTTTACCTGTACCTGTATATATTTGTAAACTATTTACTGATGTTGATATTTGATATAAATGTTTAGATGCTATTGCATGTCCTAATTCATGTGTTAATACAGATCTTAAATTATTTACACCTGCAGGACTCCAACCTACCATTTCCCCTTTTATACCATGTTTTAATTTGTAAAAATCATTTCCTTGTCCAAGATGGTTTAAATTTAATTGTAATTCTTGTGTATTTTGTGCGACTTGGTTAGTTGCTCTATTATAATTAATTCTTACCCTTGCTGTAGTTCTTTTACCAAATTTTTTGGCTGTTATTTGTTTTAATGGAAAGTTATAACCTTGTTTTTTAAGCATCATTAATTCTTTAGTTAATGTATTTACTGTTTCCATATCCATTCTATTTAAACCTTTAGTAACTGCACCTAAATTTGCACTTATCCAAGCATCTGCTTCTTTATAAGTCTTATGTTTACCTCCCATTTTGAAATCTGTAGGAGATGGTTTCTTATACTTAATAGGTTCTGATAAATCTTCTCCTTCATACTCAATGGGTACTAACATACAATTACAATTTAGTCCACATACACTAAATTCACTCTTAGGCATACCTATTGCCTTAAAATATTCTAAATCACCTGTTGTACCATGTCTTGGTTTACAATCAGGACAAACATTCTTTCCTACTGAAATCCATTTGTATTGTTTTAGTCCTTGTTGCTCAAATGCTTTTTGTGCTGCTATATTACCTGCTTCTTCAATAGCATTTTTAGATATACCCTTAACACCATTTCTAAGTTGTCCAAATATTCTACCACCTGCAATAAGATCTGCAACTAATACTTTTCTAACTTCAGATGCAGCCATTCCTGATACTTTCATAGTATTGATACGAGATAGAAGGTTAGATGTTACTATCATAGATAAATCATCTAATGTTTTTGTTACCTTAATTCCTAATTCATTGTATGTGTTCATAGTCTTGAATATAGTTTAATTAGTTTGGATTTAAACATCTTCTCTATTTTAGGTATAGCAGTCTTGTATATATCAAACCATTCTCGTTTTGGTGGTCTGCCTCCCTTAGTACCACCTTGATCGTGATAACCACCTATTTCTACTCTTTGTTTTGCTACACTTATAGATGTTTTGCCTTTTTTACCTTTAACAGGTGGTAATTTTCTCATCATACCTGTTGCTATAAGTGGTTTAAGTGGTTGTCCTTTTTTCTTCTTTTGTGCTATTGTAGATGGTGCAAGTTTTTTAAACTTCTTACCTTTAGGACCTGTGGACCTGTCTAATCCTGATTTGATTTCTTTTACATTGATTTGTGCTGCTAAGAATATAGCCTCATCAATTAGTTTCTTGACATTTTGTTTAAAGTCTATATCAGACTTAATCTTTTTGAAGTTTGCTTCCAATACTCTTTATAATCCTATCTGCCTTGACTTGTCCTGCATCAATAGCCTGTTTTAGTTCATCATCAAGTGATTCAAAGAATTGTTTAGATAGTTCTTGCATATACTGCTCAGGATTTGCAAGTAGTTGATCTATGTCAATAACTCTTAATAACTCATCTACTTCTCTATCTATCTGTTCTTCTAAATCAGTTATCTTGTCTAAGTATGCTTTAAGTACCTTCGCCATTTGCTCGGTTTAGTTTAAATATGTTATCAGTTGTATCTGTTTCTTGTTTCTTTTCATCTAAGAAGTCCATTGCTGCCTGTCTATCAGGGAACTTATCAGGATCTTGGGCCATTAGATAATCAAATCTATCTGCTATACCATGTTTGAACTTCCAATCCCATTCATCTCTTTCTGCATCAAAATCAGGGAATTTAACTTCTGCATAATCAAGTGCAATAGATTCAGGTAATTGTAAACCTGTTTCTACCTGTACTATTTGTCTTTCAATCTCGTATATGTGCTTTTCTGCCCTTCTCCACTTTTCTACTTCATCTTCTCTTGCTTCAAGCAGTTCCAAGTTTTCTATCTTTAATGCTACACCTGACTTACTTCCTGATAATCCAAAGTCAAAGTTCAGGTTGTTATTAAATGCTATTGTTTTAAGTTGGAACTCAATACCCTCTTTAATGCTTGTAATGTCGGTATTTGAGGATATATTACTCATACTACCCTCATCTACTACTACAACCTTATTTAAGCCTAATTGGATATTATTTGCATCAACTCTACCCTCTATAACAAATTGTCCACCTGCTGTTCTTATGTGATGTTGTAGCATAGTCATAGCAATATCTATCTGCTTATTACCAAGAGCAATATCCATAGCACCTTCATTAAAGAACTCATCTACCATGTGTGTAGGTTGTATAAATGCAAATGGTAATACACCATAAGGATTAATATTATCTTCATTTACTTTAATAATCTTGCCTGTACTATCAAACATATAATGTTGTTCAGCACTCCAATATACATACATATCTTCATCAGTATTTCTCCAATCGCCTGTTGCTTTGTTTAGAGGATATGTAATACCAATAGGTTTAAGTGGATCATACGGATCTATAACAGGAACAAAGTTCATAATAGGATTGTATTTAAACTTACCATCTTCCCAACCAACATGTACTGCTACAGTACCAAGCAGGTTGTGTACTCTCTCAAAAGATTTCATTTTATAATCTTTATCTTCAGTAAACTCATAATACTTATCATTTTCTACATCTCTTATAGGTCTATCTTTATAGACTAATGATATTCTGTTGATTAGTTTCTTGGTTAGATTAACACAATATATAGGTATTTCTTGTTGTAGTGTACCTGAAAAATATTGATCTATGTATTTAGCAGTATTGTTATAGGTGTAGTAATCAA